TTCGCCCAACAGTGATTATGTCTAATTGTCTTTTTGGGTGCAGGTATTTATAAACTCTTTCTAAAGCCTTACACCGATTAAAATCGCCATGCCTACCAAGAAACGAAGAGTCGTTGTCGAACCTGACAACCTGCCTGCCCAGACGACAGTTGAGGAGACTTGCCCGAGTGTCTACACTGCCGCAGCTCTCAAGCAGAAACGCCCTGACGCCTATGCCGGCGTAGTTCAAGGACTGGTCGAAGGCACTCCACTCACTCGAATCCAGAAAAGGTATAAAGTCGGAGCGCATACCATCGCGGTAGTCCGAAGCCGGGAGAAAGAGATCATCGCTCAATGCAAGCAGGTGATGCAGGGGCTAATCGGATACGCCGCTCAATCCTCGGTGGAGAAATATATCGAACGCCTCGAGGCCGATAAGATTCCGGATGGAGTACTGCCAATCGCCACGGGTATATTAATAGATAAGGCGAGGGCGGCTGACGGCGAGCCATCGCAGGTTATCGAGGTGAAGCGATCCGTAACTTTGGACGAGGTGAAGGCCGAGCTGGATGAGATGAAGAAGGCCGAGGTCATCGAGGCTGAAGTGGTGGACGTAAAAGAGCCGGAAAAAGTCGAGATGCCTTCCGAGCCGTCGAACGGCTGAAACTAAGTCGTACTGTTTATGCGGTCTACAGAGCTAAATGTAAAATAGTTCTTGCTTTATTGGCAGAAATGCAAGAGAGTGTAGGCATGACAATGAAAAACACTTACCGCTTCCCCAGCCCAATCGTTAACGCCGATGGCCAAGTCATCTATGGACTGTTTGAAAACGAGGCCGTTAAAAACCCGGATTTCAAATGGCCTGCTAGGCTCCAGCGTCCCGACGATGTTTGGGTAGACGAGGAGACGGATCAAATTGCGACGCCAGACACTAACTAAACCCACTAAACCCAAGAACTATGAACTACGAACTAAAAGAAATAAGAAAAGAAGCTAAAGATTTGGGCCTCTCGACGAAGCTGACTATCGAGAAAGATAGCCAAGACTACTACACCGTAACAGGCGGAGGGTATTCCTCATGGAATCCGCTTATAGACAGTACTTGGTTCGAGTCTGTAACAGAGGCGAGGATAGAGGCCATAAAGGAATTAATTTCAAGGCACTGGGAGGAATCCAACTAATGCCCCAAGACATCCAACTAGACGCCAGCCCGAAGTCGGCCCGCGCAGTCACCAGACTGCTGGAACGCCTCGACTTCCGGGGCTGCATTTTAACGAAGAGCCGGCAAAACCGGCACTACTACTGGACCGGCGAGGCCGGCAGTATCTGCGAACTGTTCTACGAGACGATGATCTATTACCATGACCTGCGTTTGCCTGAAGTGCCTTTGAGATTTCTGCTGGAGGACTTCTTGGAAAAGGCGAACGATTCGCTTGCAATAACTCTACCCATAACCCATGAACCGAAGTGGGCCGACCAGCTCGACAGGCTGCGTAGCTTACTGGATGGAAAGGAATCCGCCTAATGAAACTGACCAAACGACATAAAGACGATGAAAAGCCAGTCCTCGCTCTGGAAGAGAGCGACAGGGAAGAGGCTATTAAGATCGGAGAGCAAGCGGAAGAGATATGGCATCGAAAATGGGCCGAGCTTGGCAAAAAGAGTCATGGCTCATGCTGTGGCGGCAAAGGAATAAAGGTTTGGTTTAGAGGCAAAGGCAAAAGATACGCTAGACCGACCTTCGTTGCTCGATGTGACTGGGTACAGGGAAACTTGTCCGCCCAAGAATCTAAAGACGATGCGCTGGCATACGTTAAAGAGTATCTTGCCGATAACGCCTTTTACGATGACGGGTACATGATTTAAACGAAAGGAATCCAACTAATGCCAAAAGACAAACCATCATGGGGCGGACGCCGCCCGAACCAGACAGGCCGCCCGGCAAACCGGCAAGGCGCTCTTCGAGTCCACCTTACGGCGAGCGTCGATCCTTTGACCGATGCTTATTTGCGGGAGCAGGCGAAGCTGAAGGAGGAGAGTCTGGGTCAAGTGATCGACGGGCTTGTGCCGGCAGACCCGGCAGACCCGGCGGAGCCTGCTGAGCCTGCCGAGTCCTGACCGGGTCTGAACCGATGAAGGCGAGGTACAGAATATTCATAAATGCTTACCATTGGGATGAGCCGGCCCGTTTACTATCGAAGCATTCCTTTTCCTGCTCGATGGCGAAGCAGGACGCCATTGCCGCAAACTTGTCGAGCGAAGACCTGCCTGCGGATTATCCTTACGAAATAGTTTTAGGTATGGCTCGAATCGGAGGAAAATCCGCCAAACGGTCGGACGGCTACGATTTTAAGATCGTAGTTACTCCATGCGTAAGTTTTGACGGCAAGGCGTTCGGGCGATGCGGGCCGGTTTTTCTCGGTTCGGGCAGGCTAAAGTCCTGAACCGGGTCTGAATTTATTTCCGGAAAACGATAAACCTATTACCTTTATAAAATTATGAGCGAAGACGAACTGAACAAATTCCTATTGAGCATAGCTAAACATGCCTTATCCTTCCATAGGCGGGACGTCGGGCAATACTTCCGGCTTTCCGAGGAGGAGCTGGAAAGCCTAGACGAAGAGCTGGAACGCAAGGACGAGGCCGGCGAGCTGGTCTGAAGGACGTACGCAAAAGCGTACAGGTCTAATTGCAGTCCGGCTAAAGGAATGCATGGTCCGCCGCCGAACTCCTGCCGGCCTGCGGAGCGATGTTGAGAGTTCAAGTTGTATCGTTATGTATGTCTATGGTAAGGGTAGTTCGCATTGCGGGCATCCGGCGAGCCGGCAAACCGGCAAAAGCGAGTGCCTGTCTGCCGAGTGGATGGATACAGGGAAAGCGAATTAGGGGGTTGACAGGTTGACCTGTAGGAGTAAAATTCACTTACCAGCCCTACCGGCAATCCCTGCCATACTTGGCCAGCCTGTTGCCTCCGACAAGGCCGGCTTTGTCGGCAGAGGCCGTCTCGACAAAACGTTGTGGCCTCCTTAGAGGGTCCACAACGTCTCAACGTCCTACCGGCAGGCATCGGGTATGCCGTGATTGCCTGTAGAAAAAGCAAGACCGGAGATAGCCTGTGCGAAGCCCGTAGGGCGAGCCATGCCCGGATATCCGGAGCCTCCGGATCGACCGGCAATCCGGCAAAGCGTTCGCCGGGATGCCGGGCATCTTGGCCAACGGTATGACGCTATGCGTTATAGCAGGGATGGACATCCGGGTTAGCCGGGGAGCCGGGAGTCCGAGGACTCGCGGGCTGGGCGGGCAGTCAGAAAGGCTGCTCTTCCGAGTCGCCCGACTTTCGGGCATCCCGCTTCCGCTCGTATGCCTCTAGGCGGGAAGGATTGTAGAGGTCCTTCGGGTCGAGATCGCCCCGCTGCTTGAAGGTCGGGAAGGTCGTTTCCACTACGCAGGAGGCCGGGCTGGCGGCGTAGCGAGAGATCGGCTCTACCGTTAGGCAGTCCTCCTCCATGTGCCGGGTCAGCATTATCTTCGCATCCGGATCGCGGGCGAATGCTCCTGATCCGGATGCCCGGTCGAGGGCGTCCACGTCCGACTTGTTGCCCTTCGAGTAGTGGTGAGCGTACACTATGGCCGTTTCCGTCTCTTCGGAGAAGCGTTCGATCTCTTGGAGGATCATCATCACTTCGCCGACCGAGTTCTCGTCTTGGCCTACGGCGGCCTTGTAGAACGGGTCGACTATTACGAGGTCGTAGGACTGCTGTTGGCCGGAAACGAGGAGATGCTCCTTCAGGCGGGCGAACTCGTAGCAGGAGCCGCGCAAGGGCCAGTATTGGAAATTCTCCTGCTCGCCCGTCCGCAGGGATTCGGAGATATACCTTATCCGGTTCGCCGCCATCCAGCCTATCATCTCGAAGTCCATATAGAGAACTCGGCAGGGCTTTATCACGTCGATGCCCAGCCAGTTCGTGCCTTGGGCGGCGGCTAGGCCCAGGTTCAGCAGGGTCCACGTCTTGCCGGCTTTGGAGGAGCCTTCCACGGACATTCTGCATCCTTTCCAGAGCAGGTCTTTGAGGATTTCCGGGGGGCCGGGCTTGGCGGCTTCCGCCATGATCCTAGCCCAGTCCCAGATTTCAGGCAAAGGCTTCGTGGCAGGCGGGATGTCCGAGGGCTTCGCGACGTAGGGCGTTTGCTCGGTATAGGTTTGGTCGGCCTGCGGCTGGCCTGTGCTGGGGACTGGTGGATTAGCGATGGTCCACGCTAGGACGTCATGCAGCTCATGGTTCGGAGGAAGCTTCATTAAGGGAATGAAAAAGGATGGATTGAGGGCCTTTGCCGGGGCGAGAGCCGCCGGGCAGGCGTGAGAGTTGCGTGAATCGCTCGAAGGCAGGATCGCCGCCTAGCCGTTGAGAGGCATCGAGAAATTCGCGGGCCTTGTGCTGCTGGCCGGCAAGCGAGTACCATGCATGGAGGCTTTTGCCGGCGGAGAAAGTTACCAGCTTCAGGGGAAGGATTTTACCGAGGGCTAGGATAGGCCCGACCTGCTGGTCGAAGTCCACGCCGGCATCGTCCATCTCATGGACCATGTAACGCCATCCTGCGGCGTGTACGGCCCGTCGGGAGTCGGCCTGCGGCTTGAAAACGTTCGGACAAATGAACTGATATGATTTGAGGTCCGGGCAGGCCGACCATTCGAGGGCCGTCCTGACCGATCCGGCGGAGTCGAATGCGTTTTTGGCGATGCTAATCCATTCGTCAGGCTGGAACAGGTCGAGCAAAAGTTCGCCGGTCTTGTCGCCATAAAGATAGTCCTGACAAGACTTGACTTTGAGCTGCTCGACAGAGCCGGCCTTGCCGTAGTGCTTGGCCACGTCGCCAGTCGGTTCGAGCGTCTCCCGGCGAGGGCCACGCCCGACGTCGTCCCTACCGATCCGCTCGTAAGCTCCGGCCAGAGCATTCGTCAGCTCGTTCGGCTGAAGCTCACGCCGAGCGAAGTGAGCGAGGGCTTTCTCGCAATAGGCGTAAGCCTCGTCAAAGTCCGGCATGGCCCGAGCTATCTGGACGGTAAAGGCGAGCAGGAAGGCATGGAAGCGTTCGCCCGAATCGTACTTCTCGGCCCACATGGAAAACTGACTATTTAGTTTCATCGTCCGGGCAAAGGCAGCCAGTTCCTTCCGCTATGTCGTCGTCATGCAGGGTCGTCCCGCAGACCGGGCAGGTCGTCCAGCCCTCGCGGGCTTGGCGGTCGATCCAGTCCTGTTTGATGTCGTCCGGGTCGGCGTGTTCGTCGGTCATATTTCCACCTCCCCGTCGATCAGTTCCTCGGGCAGGCCGAGTTCTGATATATGGGGATCAATTGATACTTCAAAATTCTTCCGGCTTACCCGGTAAACCTTTCCGCCGGCGGCCCGGATGGCCACGGCTTCGTTTGCGAAGCGAACGTCGTCGAAGATCACCTTGGAATCGGGCCAGCCGAGAAAATACTCGGCCTCCCGCATGGCGGCCTTTACCCAGATATCCGAATCCAGATTCCGCCCCCATTCCGTACCCAAGCTCTGTAAGCAGACTCTGGCCGTTATACCCTCGGGAAAGCCGGGAAGCTGGTCCTCCTTTCGCTCTCCGAGCCAGTCGCCCGGCGGGAGAATCTGCTTGAGCATTCGCTTTATGGGGCTGGCGAAGGAGAGGACTCGGGCGTCCTGTTGTTTCGCGAAGGTCGTTTTGCCTACGCCTTTAGGCCCGCAAAGGCCAATTAATCTTTCGTTCATGTTCATCTCGATGGTAAAAAAACTGCGAATACGAAGCCCGTTAGAGTCCATATCCAGAGGGCTACGGCTAAAAGGAAAATGCCCCAGCAGAGGGCGTACTCGAAGAGGCGTTTCATCAGTAGTGCCTCCTAATTTCGCCCTCGGCGGCTAGAGGCAGGCCATCCGCCCAAGCCGGAGCTTCGCTCATGATCTTGGCCAGAAGGTCGAGGGCCGCCTGCCCTTCCGACTCCGCCACTTCTACAGTGATGGAGTCATGGACGTGGAGGCAGACCGGCAGGCCGGCGGCTTCCGCCTTGATCAGCATCTCTCCGAACACGCAGCGAGCCGTGCATTGGACAAGATTCTCGACCAGCAGGCCGCCGTAAAGTTTCTTGCGAGGTCCGCCCTTGACTGTCGCCGCCGACATTTCGTCCTTCTTGCCGGAGAACTCGACGTCCCAGTATCTAATAGGCTTGCCGGATCGAGTCTCGATGACTGCGCACTCCGGCTCGTTCTTGGCCTCCCGGCGAACGAACGCCTCGACCTTGTCCCAGAGGGCTATGATCAGAGGATTCTGCTGGCGGTAGGCAGTCACTTGCTGCCGAGCTACTGCCGGCGTGAGCTTCAGCTTTCCGCCGGTCAGGGCTTCCGCAACGGAGGCAAATTTGCCTGCTCCGCAGCCATAGCCCAGACCGAGCGTTCTGGCCTTGCACAAGTGCCGTAGCTCTGGGGCGAAGTCTTTCATGGGTTCGTCCTCCGCATACAGTCCTGACGCCCTGCCATGAGCCTCGTACAGGTCGATGCCTCCGCTTACCAGCGACAGGAACTCCATGTCGCCGGCGAGCCAATGAAGGATTCGCGGCTCGATCTGGGACAGGTCAACCGATACGAGGACTTTGCCGGCTGGAGCGGCCAAGCATTTCTTCATGCTAATCCCCTTGATTTCGCCCCGAGGAATCGCTTGAAAGTTCAAGCCGCCTGACCCGGAAAAGCGGGCGGTATGTTGCGCTCCGCAAAACTTCAGTCGAGTGCTTACCCGACTGTCGGGGCGTTTTCTAAGTATTAAACCGTAAAGAGATTCTTGAAGCTTGTTAGCCTTTCGCCATCCACTCATGGCATCGAGCCATATAGACTGTTCCGGGTTAGCCGACTTCCACTTCATGCAGGCAGGGTCATCCTCGTTGGTCGAGGTAGGCGGCTCGATGCCGGCGAGCTTGCAGGCATCGCCGAGGGCCAGCGGCGAAGTTATCGGGGCGGGCTTGTGGCCGGACCGCCAAGGGATTGCCGCCTCGCACTTGTCCATGACCTTGTCGAGCTTGTCGATAAAGGACTGGCAGAGCTTGGAGTCTACCGGAAGCCCTCGCGCGGCTATTATGCGAGTAAGCTCCGAGAGCAAATACTCGAACTCCGGAAAGGATGGGGCGAGTGCCTCGTAAATCCTCCAGCAGGCTCGGGCATCTGACAGGGCGTATTCCCGAAAGGCAGGGTTGGCCGCAATGACTTCCGGCGTCAGCCCCTGCATCTCATCCCTCGCGTCCTTCGACAAGTCTTCGCCGAACAAATGCTTGTAGGCTCCCTTCAGGCTCCGAGGAAACTGATGCCATGCCGCCATGTCCGCCGTGCATATCCACCTCGATGCCTGAAACTCGGGCATCTGGCCTTTGCTGATGGCCATCCGGCAGACCGTGGCGTCGAAGTCCGCATTGTGGGCCAATATCGTCTCGCCAGCAAGCCGCTCGACCGGCAACTGGTCGGGCGTTCCTACCCACTCGAACTCGGGCGAGTACAAGCTGACCAGCGTTACCTTGAACTGCGGATGCATAACATAGCGATCAAGCCCGAGCCGGGTAATGGAATACTGGGCGGACCAGAAAGTTTCCGTATCGAGGGCTATCATTCCTCTAACTCTGGGGGGGCCAAGAGGCTTTCGGCGGATCGAATGCCGTCTTCGAGGCTGGTAAACGTTTCCGCCTCCAACCGCCAAGCGTCCGCATCGATGTCAAAAGTGAGCGTAGCCTCGCGGCCATCCTTCTCCAGAATGACAGTCTCCCTGTGGCATTTGTAAATCGTTTCATTTTGCATTTATTTTTAATTCCTTTCTCGCCCAAGGGGGCTGAAGTCCTCGCCGGACAAAGAACTGCTCGGCGCACCAGTTAAATTTTATCTTGTCCGAGGCCGACATTCGCGGGCCGGGAGTCCATTCGATGCTGGAAGGATGGCCCGGCTTGTGCGAGGCGATGGCTCCCTTGGCCTCTGTCTTCAGGCTGAATACCTTGCCTTTCACTTCGAGAGAGCATCCATCAGTTTCCCTGCTATGTAGGCCGCCACGTTGGCCGTCACGCCGTTGCCCGCCTGCTTGTACTTTGGGCCTTCGGCCTGCTTTACCACTTTGCCCGTGGCCTTCCAGCGATTGCCGTCCAGCTCCAGCTCCATCTTGAAGTCGCAATGAGTATCCGGCCAGCCCTGAAGCCTCATGCATTCTACGCTTGAGAGACGGCGGACCGTTAGGTTTTGCAGGACTCCCGGCGGAGAAGGTATGCCTAATCCCGAACCGCATTTAACGGTCGGGGAAGTCTCCTCGAAACACGGGAAATCTTGGCCGGCGGTAGGATAAACGCCATGAGCCACGCCAACGCCCTCGCCGCCCTGCTGGCTACGAAGCGTAACGCTCACGTCCTCGGAGGCTTTGGGCGTTACGTCGCCGTTCCATGAGCAGACTACATGAGAGGGTCTGCTAGGGCGATTTTCGCCCTCTGCCCTCAAGCAGCCTGAATGCTCATGCTCCTGCCAGTAGCCTTGGCCAGTTTCGTGCATTACCTTCGGCCCGCTCGCATTCGCGATGCCCGTGGCGCTGGTAACAGTCGCCGCCGTCTCGCCGGTAATCTCGCCGTTGTAGACGTCTACCGCCAGCGTCTCGCTTCCGCCGCCTAAATCTCCTCCTTGGCTTCGGAGCGTTCCGACTCCTTCCTCGTACTTTCCGAAGCTTGTTCCCGTAAAGCTCGATCCAGCATTTCCGGGAGAACCTTCGACCGAGCTTTCGCCCTTCTTAGGATTCCGAGGCAGGCTTTTTTGCTGAGGAACAAGCGCTTCAGGTGCGGCCCACTTTCGAGAACCTCCGAGAGCAACGGCAAAGACTCTTCGCCTGCGTTGGGCCACTCCGAAGTATTGGGAGTCGAGTACCCGGAAAGAGACGGCTCGTCTCGGGCCAACAACCACACCTGCGTTTGTCCAGCGCTGCTCTCCGACTGGAACGAGGGGGGCATCACTTCCAGCCATTCCTGCCAAGATACATCCAAATGCGTTGTCGTCGGTGTTGATTGCTCCGCAGACGTTTTCCCAGATGATGATTGCCGGTTCTTTTCCAGCATTAAGTCGAAGATCGTCGATTGCATTACATAAGTTATTAAATGTTAAGGCGAGATTGCCCCGGTCGTCCGACATCGAGCCGCGCTTGCCGGCAACTGAGAAGGCTTGGCAAGGCGTCCCGCCACATATCACTAGGTCGTCCGCATCCCAAGGCAGGTCCGTAGCCCGTACCTCGGTCAGATCGCAGAACATTTGGACTTCCGGATTATTGTATTTGTAAACGCCGGCGGCGGCCTTGTCCCATTCGACTGCGGCCAGTACCTGCCCGTACGGCTCGAAGCCCAGTCCAAAGCCGCCTACCCCGGCGCAAATTTCTATGACGTTAAACTTCATCCGACTCCTCGAACTTCTCCTTGCAGAGCAGACGCAAGTACTGGCTGACCGAATAGCCATCCCCGGAGTTCGCCGCCAAGATGCGGACCTTTCGCTTGAACTCCGGCGTCACCCAGATCGTGATCGTAGCCTTGGAGTCCACCTTCTCCCCGTCGAAGCCGGCGGCCTCGAAGTTCTTTGATCGGATTCGCGTCACTGCCCCGGCCTCGGATCGTACTTCTTCAAGCTCCGCCAGATTTCGCAGGCGGCGACGAAGGCTTTCCACGCCTCGGCTAGCTCCTCCGGCGAATAGCTAATTACCTCAAAGCGTCCCGGTTCGGTCGAACTGATATAACAGTTGGCTCCATATACCCTACCCTCGAGAATTTCCTTCTCGCCGAAGTAAGTCCCGCCATAAGCGGCTATCTGGTGGACCTGAAAGTCATACGAAGTTACTTTTTGCTTCGGCTTCGTCTTGCGGGTTTTCCAGTCGATAATGAACTGCTGACCATCCGGGCCTTTACCGACGATGTCGCACATTCCCGCGAACCCGTGCTCCGGGTTGACGAGAATTTTTTCTCTTTCGATGAATTCCAACTGGTTTTTCTGCTTCCAATCGAATGCCGGCTGGACGTACTCCAACAGGTGATCGGGGATAGGCTTGCCGTCGAAATACTTCTCGATGGCATCATGGATTTCGCTTCCGAAGTCCGCCGCCGTTTCGACGGGCTTCTGGTGCGCGACGAGGCATCGATCCGTAAAGTCTTCAAGACTCTCCCCGTCAATCGGCTCAAGCTCGAAGGCTATCCGGCAAAGCTCATTTCTTTTCCACCGCTCCAAGCCGGGCTTTGCGAAGATGCCTGTTATGCCGGTAACGCTTGGAAACAGATTCAGCTTTCTCGCATCGCGCAAAGTGGTATTCCTTTCGAGGCCGTTCTTGCCGATCTGCGAATGGCAGGCTTTGCCGGCGAGGTCGTAGAAATGACTCCCGCCGACTTTCGGCTTTTCCTTTAATACCGCCATGGTCGGAGTGCCTCCCTGACTGCTCGCCTTACGACGAGCAGTCGGTGGATTGTTTTTCGGATGATTTTACGCATCAGAAAGGAGGCGATTGGACTTGAGTGAAGCCGGGAGCCGTTTGCTGGGTTTGAACTTGGGGCTGGGCCTGCGGGGCCGGCTGAACCTGCTGAACCGGAGCGGCCTGCTGAACAGGCTGGGCGGCGGGAGCCACTTCCGCCGATACGGGAATCTGGAAGCTCGCTAACTGCGGGACTTGCCCGGCAAGCTGGTCCATGACAGGACTGGTGCTCGCGACGTCGGCATAGGTTCTGCCCTTCTGGCTTACCTTATGGACGACAGTAATCATCGCCCCAACGCCCTTCAGCGAGCAGTAATCCCAAGTGCCGTCCATGATCGGCGGGCCGGCGAGCCAGCCCGTCAGGAAAGCCATTAGCCGACTTTTCTCATGGGCCGAGATTTTCATTTCGCCGGTCTGGATCATTGTGCCGTCAGGCAGGCCGAACAGAAAGCGGGTCAGATCGATTGTTTCGATGACTTCCGGGTTTTCGTAGGTCGGACGCTGGTGATTCAGCGTATCTTTGACGTCCAAGCAGACGACGACGTGTTGCCCTTGCGGGGCGAGTCCTTCGACCGGCCAGCCCGTGATCGGGCCTTCCGCTGAAGATGTGGAGGGAGTTAATATAGCCATATTTATGTATTCAGTTTAGTTTTAGTATTAGTGAGAAAGATGGTGATTCAGAATTAGCAGGGCATCGCAGGTCTTCAGCGTTACGCCTTTCAGCTTCGGGAATAACCTGACCGCATGATCGCGAAGTTTCTTTTTGCGGGGATTGCCGGAAAGCCCCTGAAGGCCGGGCAAGCCTTTCTGCCAGTCCTGCGGCCGGGAAAGGTGGAGCGGGATTCGCATTGCCCTAATGCTCCCGCATATAAAGCCGTAGTTATAGCCTAGCTTGAAGCTGGTATGGCCGGGAACGGCCTTGCCAACGAACGGCGGGACAAGCTCGACGATAGCCTCGACGCCCTTCGAGTCCTCGTAGTTAAACAGCTCGTCGAGGTAGGCGAGCCACTCGTCCTCCTCCGACCAAGGATAAAGCTCGACCTTGTCGAGGGAGCCGAACGCCACGGCGTAGCCTCCGGACTTGCCGGGATCGCTGGCGAGCGTGATCCTCACGCCGCCTCCCGGCAAAGGGCGGCAATCTTTTTCTCGACGTCAGCCCGGACGAAATTTCGCCCGAGCTTTGCGAACTTGAATTTGGCGGCCCAACGTGATAACGTTCTGGGTCCGCACTGGAGGAGATTCATAGTCTCCTCTCTTGTTATTAGAAGGGGCTTCTCTGTCTGGGATGTTGTCTCTGTCATTCGGATTAATTTTCCGAAGACAGACCGGATAAAAGTTATTCACACGTTTTGCGCGATTTCTGCAAAGAATGCATATTGTGCGATATCCTATGTCCAGCCTGTCTTCGTTTAGGTTGATTTGGCTTACTGTTGGTGAGACTGGACTATTCTTGTATTTGTTCAACTTAAATTTTTCTCGCCCTTAATCTAAAAGTTGGGCTTATCTTGTTTGTTTTTTGAGCTAATTGCACAAATTTACTTTCTTATCTTTTCTTCTTATTTTGCATCGCCCTCAACCGTTTGTAATAGATCGAGTTCCCGCGCCTTTTCGCCTTTCCTCGCCCCGCCGCCCCGCCCAAAGCCCCTAGCCGAGCGGCTGCCTGCTTGATTAGATCGACCTTCCAGATAACTTTATATCCTAATTGCTTCCCGCTGGCGGTATAGGTTTTCCCGTACCACGTGCTAGAGTCGAGTCGCTCGGCCTCGTCGAACCGCATGAGAGCCGATTCCTTCCAGTGACGCTTTACGGCCTCCGAAAATTTCACTCTGAGCAGTAACTCATGCTTCGCAAAAGCTGTCCTCGTTTCTCCGTTAAAGGAAATGATCACTTTCCAATCGTTGGCGTTTTCTCTTTTTTTCGTAGTCATATATGTCGGATATCGCTTGCGCCAGAACTTAGCCAAAAAATGCCACTAAACAAGCCTAAAATGCCGTTATTTGCCATTACAGGACAAAACTGACACAAGAGAAATAGCTTTCCGGGCATAACTCCGCGCCGAATTTAGAGCCTAATTATGGGCGTATTTAGCCGAGGTAATTCGCTCGGCTGGATTGGGCAATGGTGGAGAAGGCCGGAGTCGCACCGGCGTCCTGCCGCTAGGCAGTCGAGTCTTTTCTTCCCCCCGGTTCGGGCGGAGCCGGGACTCCCCCTTCATGGTCCGGCAATGTCCGAGGCAGGATAGAGGTAATTATCGTATCGTAGTTATCCCGAAAAATGGGAACGTCGCCATGCATTCCGATCTTCTTCATCATAGCGTTCACTTCAGCAATTTGCTTGTCTTGCTTGTCTTGCGGAGTTGGCTTTGACTTTCTCATTTTACTCTTCCTGTCTGGCTGGGTTTGCTGAAACTACGAGGTAATTTGACTCCGCTTTTAGCACGGAAGCGGGAAGGAAGCAAGTCCGCAGACTTCTGCCCCTGTGTCATAAGCCCTTTCGCCCGTTTCTCAAATGCCCCCGGCGTCAACTCTTTGCCGCCCGGCCCGAACTCTCCTTTCGGCCTCCTCGACCAAAGAAGATTTTTTTTCTGCTTGGCCGTGGTCTTTTTATCGCCGAGTCGGGATTCGATTCCCTTTTGGATAGCTCGCCTCGTAGGAGCGAATGGGCCTTTGATCGTTGCATTGGAAAAAGAACTTTTTACCGTCTCCTTCAAATTCCCCTTTTCGGCCTTATCTATCAGCCCGTCCAAGGCGGCTAAATCTACCTCCGACTGAAGCTCGACCAAAGCATCTTCTCTTTTCTTTGCGGATTCGTACTCGCGTCTTCCCATTTTGTCCGCCCTATCAACAATGCGCTGGATACGATCCGTGACTTGGGGCAGGCCGGTATGCTTTCGACCTTGGGCCGTTGAAATCTTTTGCCGAATCAAATCGTTCACGTCGCGGGAGAACGAAGTTCTGTCCACGTTCCAAAAGGGTACTTTATCGGGCCGCTTAAATGCGTCCACCACTACTTTGTTTAATTCCCCTTTCCCCGCATTATACTTTTTTCTAATCGCCTCAATTGCCGGCAATTGTTTAGCGATTTCCGCCGCCATATCTCCCCCGTAATACTGATCCCCGATGAACATGCCATCCGCAGTTTCCGTATAGCCGGTCAGAAAACGTTCGCCTTTCGCGTCTTTCAGCTTATTGAGGGCGAGAAAGAAAGCCGCCTGCTGCTTCGGAGTTTGGTTGGAAGTGTCGAAGGTCAACGCAGCGTTCAACCTTCGCCCGGAGTTCAAGTCCTGCAAGGTAGGCTTGCGTATGACGTTGCCTTCCGCCTGATCGCCGGCTCTGGAAATCTCCACCATTATCTGCTTCGTAATTGCGGGTTCGCCCCGGAGAGCGACTACGATATTCGGACTTACGGCCACTTTCCCGTCTTCGGTATATCCGCCCCGGCCGACTTTTACCGACTCGATGGAAACGTCTTCGCCGTGAAAGTCGATAATGTCCTGTAATTCCTTGCCTAAGTTTTCCGCTACGGAGGATGTGAAGTCTTCCGCGCCCATCGCCGTTTCAGCCTTTTGCGAAGCTATGGCCTCGGGCGATTTGCCCTGCGACACTACCTCGAAGGGTATGCTCTGCGTGGCCGTCTTGGCATAAGTGTCGTCTATCGCCGCAAAGATGCTCCTTGCCGAGGCCGGCAACTTCGAGTCCACCACGCCGGTACGCCGCAAGTTTTCGATGGCGGTATGAAATTCGGCAAACCTGTCTCCGAACAGAACCAGCTTCTGGTTTGCCGGCAACGGGTTTTCAAATTTAGTCAAGGCCCAGATGATTTCCTGCGCGTTCCTAGCGAACAGTTTTTTCTTCCCGAAGAACGTCGCCAGCCCCAAGCCGTTGAGCCGGTCCGCGATTAGCCCGTCGATAGTTTGGTGGGCATCGTAGAGCGGGCCTCCGCCGCCCGGCGTTAATCCTCCCTCATCCGCTTTCGTATAGTAGGACCATTCCGTTTCCGAGTTGAATCCTTTTTCAATTCTCGAGGCCCAAGTATTCTCGTTCCAGTTCTTTTTTCCATCGATCTGCAAAGCATTAGCTTCTCGAAAAGACAATTCCTCGGGCGAGCTTTTCCCCAGCTCTCTCAATGCCTTCGACCAGTGAGCGGTCGACCCGGTTTTCATAGTCGCCCGAACGCGATGCTTGGGAATCGACCAATGGAAAGCCGTGTCTTGATTCGTCCCCCTGCCCTTCCCTTTTAAGACGTAAGCGGGGTGGGCGTATTCCTTGCCCGCCATGTCCCACATATCGACCGTGGCCAGCCCTTCTAGGAGTCTTTCCAATTCCGCAGTCTTCTTGGAAGTAAGCTTTTGTTTTCCTTTGATCAGCCCCAAAGTTCTGGCCGCCCTGTCCTGAAGCATGGCGACGTCTTTCGCCGTCCCGTCCACTCGGGCGACTTCGATAAGTTCGGCTAGGCCGTTCAGGTAGAAGTTTCTGACCTTGTCGTCGGCTCCCAAGGCTTTTTCGTCCAAAACGTCGAAATGCTTCCCTGCATCCCAGTCTTTGGTCGTCCGATTCGCCCCGGCCTGCTGATCGCCCGGATTGATCTTATGCCCTGCGGTATGCCCGTGTGCGGCCATTATCGACCTTGAGGACTTCGTTTGGTTGGCGGCCACTGCCGAGCGGGGCGAGCCGAGGGCTAGAAATCTAAGCTGCAAGTCGGCCACGTCGAAAAGATTTCGCGTCTGATGCTTGACGACGTCTGCCATGTTGACGGCGGTCCGGGCCATATCCGAATAAAAAGACGCCGTTCTTTTCGCAAAAGTCGGGTAGGTCGTCGCCATATGCACAACCTTATCGACTACGCGAGTCACTAAATCCCGAACGCCTTGGTAGGTTTTCGGCATTCCGCTGATGTTTGGGTTTACTATCCCGGCCCGAGCCGTTAGGGCTACGCTTTCGGGGTCCGGGTTGGGCGTGTAGTCCTTTATGCTTAAAGTGGTTTGGACGGCTTTCTTGTCGCCCTCCAAGGCTCGAAGGTTGGCATCGCTCAATGCCTCGACCGGCTTTGCGGCCGGCATAAACAGCATGTTCGGATCGCCTGCGTCGAACGTTCCACGATTGCCTACTGGTGCTGGGAATGCCGATTTCGCCTGTGATGACTCTAAAGCAACATATGAGTCGCCAGTGCCTTCGTGCCTGTTAGCATAGACCAAACCGTCATAGCCCGCCTTCTTGATTTTTCGGGCAACAGTAGGAGAAGAACTTCCATATTTAATGGTAATTCCATGATCACTTAGCGCATTGATGAAATCCCAGTTTGACGACTGAAACTGTCCAGTGTCAGGAATGCGAAGAGGTTTTTCTATAGACAAATAGACAGGCAGTATGTGTGCCTTCCCGTCAACGATAAGATTCTGCACATTTTCTTTCGTAGCATATGGAAACTTGTCCAATATTCGCGCCGTTGCCTGCTCCATAGTTCCAAAATGAAATCCAAAGTCCGCCCCCGGCCGCCTTTTGAATACTTCAAATTCTTGACCTGTCCCATGTTGCATGACTCGCGGCTCCCCATTCTCATTGACCACCTTTGACCTGCCGAACCATTTCTTGAAGACTGGCGAATCCGTTCCCTTCTCCTGCCATAGCTTCGCGGCTTCGGCCTGCTTGCCCTTCAGCGCGCCTGCCTCGGCGGCCGGCATAAAGAGCTTGTCCCGCCCATAAGCATCCTTCGAGCGAACGTTGCCCGAGCTGGAAAAGCCGTCCTGGGCTTCGTCCGCCAGCCGCTTGGCCTCGGCCATTTCTGCCTTGGTCTTGTCCACGTTTATCATTCGACCGAAGCCTTCGCCGGGCTTGTCGCCGGGAAGCTCGTCGAATGGCAGCGGAATCGTGTCGTCCGGCTGGTTGGGTTTTCGGCGGGGCATCCGCATGGGCTGCAAGTTTCGCTCGATGCGGCTCGTAGACGCATAATAGCCGTCTTCGCCTCGAACGGCGTTGCCGATCCTGTCCAACCTGCGGGAGCGATAGCTTTGCTGGCGATTGCTCCTTCGATCCCCTAGCCCCTCCAGAATCGGATTCCTTTTTACCTGTTCGGCATTTATTTTCCCGATGGCGGCGTTAAGCAGATCGCG